AGCGCCATGTCTAGTACCACTTGGAACAACTATTACATCACCGTTTTGATCACCCTCTCTATAATGAAACATGTTAGCAGGTGTTGTTAAGCTAGAAGATATTTGACCACCCACCTGAGAGTTAGCCATAGTTAAAGTAGGAGCGTTTAATGGGTATTTTTTAATAACAGTTACATCTCTTTCTCTTATGTAACCATGATCAGTGCCATCTATAATTAACTTAGTATGAGAGGTAGAATCTAACGTGGCAGAAGCACATCTTTTAATATGAATTTTCTTTGGTTCAGAATAATTATCAGTCCAGTATAAAAAACCATCAATAGCATTTATACCTGTTATATACCTATTCGATGAGAAGTTTAACACTCTTTCAGCGTTAAATATTATTGTAGTGCCATTTGGTATTGCGGCCGTTAAACTTGATGTTAGTGTTATTGTATTGCCATTAACTGCTCCAACAGTATATGTTACACTTCCAATACTAAAAGTCATGTCTCTTCTAATGTTATAAGTACCTATACTTCCGTCTAACGTAACGGTCGTGCTTCCTTGAGCAGCACTAGATACAACACCTTTCCATTGGTACACATCTACTAAAACTGGTTTAACCATTTCACCAGCAACATTATACTCAGCTATTAAATCTATTTTTGTATCAGTTTCTGTCGTACCAGCGACTAACCACAATATTTTATCAGCTCTACCATATTTACAAACACCAACAGTCACATTCCCAACTTGTCCAAGAGTTGAAACCATGGAGTTACCTAAAGAGTTTTGTGCAGAACCAACATCAGAACCTTCCGATGTTAATATATCAACATTTAAAGCGTCTCTATATTCACCATTAGGGACCAACCTCTCATCATGGTCTTTGTTCATTTTACCTGAGGTAAACTGATTTTTAATTTCCGGCATAGTTTAGTGTTTTATTATCTTAGACTTACCTCTCATAACTTGAGTAAGCTCTTCTAATTTTAAATTCGATAATCTTAGTTTAGCTGTTCTAACAGCTGCAAATCTTTCTTTCTTAAATCTAGCTACTAGATACTCTTGAACCCCTGCTCTTGTTGCTAATATTCCATGAGCAATCCATTTGTACATTGCTTCTTCAGCAAATTTATGTACTATCATTTCTTCTTCAGTACCTAAACCATCACTTATATACTTAAGTGTAATTGTTTTGCCAGATAAATCTGAGCTAAAGTTTATAGTACCTTGTAATGGGTCTATATAATAAACACCGTTACCATGAGCTCTTTCCGGTTCTAATCCATATCTTCTTCCTCCAGCTAAAGTTTCATCTACACCATTAGAATCAGAGTTAGCATCTGTTTGACCTGTTGCGTCTTGAAAAGATTGCCATGTGTCTGAATCAGAAGCTGTGTTTAAAGATCCATCTGAAGAGTATAGATAATCGTAATTATCATCTTGTAATATAGCTTGTGGATTACTAGTTTGTCTAGCTGGTAGTATTATTCTTTCAATACCACTAATATCTGTCCATGTTATTTTTACATAGTTAACATAGTCATGTGGTAGTTTCATTTTTAACGATAATCCTAATTCTATTTCTTGTGATTTTTCAGACCTAAAAGTATCGTAGCTTAATTCTTGTATTGCTCTTTGAGCGTGGAAAGCTATATCTGCTCTTCTTACTTTAGGAATTATTTTATCTTGACCAACGTAACCAATTATAAAGTTATTTATAATCGTTGTTAGGTTTATAAATTGATAATTACCTAAACTTGGACTTAACAATGTTACAACTATAGACGTGTTGTTTGCTGGAAAGTTACCAGAAGTGAATGTTATTTGAAACGTAGTACCGTCGTAGTTAAAATGATTACCCGCGATTTGATTTGCTCCGTCAACAGTAACATTAAACTCACCAGCACTTGTAGGCATTGTAACATTTGACGTTGATCCAATTTGATTATTTGGGAACGTAAGTGTAAAAGGACCCGCGCTATTGCTTCCTACAAAACTTTGAGAGCCGTAGTATTGTTGTTGTGTTCCTGTGAATAGTGGCATATCTTATTGTTTTTCTTGTTGTTGATTAATTTGATCTTCTTGAGAAGCTAACTGATAAGCGTTAGGATCGTTAAGAATAACACCACCTAAAGCAAGTATTTTAATAACTAAATCCGTTTCTTCAGATTGATGTAGTTCAAAGTCTTGACTGTTTGATGCGTTATACAAAGGATAACCATTTACTAAAGTATAGTTCCATGATACCTTTATAGGTCTAGCTATATAGTTACACACTACTCCGCTAGTTATAGTTGTAGGATAAATTTGTATTGCTCTATCTAATGGAAAACCTGTTTCAGTATCAACTGTTTGAGCTGCACCGCCTGCTCTAGGAGTATAATTAGAAGCTCTAACGTATACAGGTCTTGTTATTGTTGGTGCTGTTAAAGGTGAGTTTTGTATGTGTAGTATTTGGTTTTGTTGTATTTTTTCTATCTCAACGTGTCCACCTGAACACCCAGTATAATACAACTCACCCATTCTATAATGTTGTGGTAAAGTACCTTGCCCTGGTTGTGACGCGTGTGTTGACATAACAACCTCAACTCTGTATTTTTCAAAAATATCTATTTTTTCTTGAAGTATATCTAACATATCTGAATATGTTGTGTCATTACCATCTATTCTACCAAAAGCGTTTAGATCGTAAAAGTATTGCTCAAAAATATCTAATTGAGCTTGATTAGCTAACAGGTTGAACTCTTGAGGTGTTATATAACCTCTTTGTTCTTTGTTTAAAATACCTAATACTCTTTGATATACCGTGTCTATACTGACCATAATTATTTTTTTATTTATAGTATGCAATCGCTCCGTAGAGCGACTGCTACTACAAAGTGATTACTTTTTAATTTTCATCTTTTTTTCGAGATTTTTTACCATCTCTAATCCATCATCAGTCTTAAACCAAGCGGCTAAGGCTGAGTAAGGGTGTTCATCAAATGGAACATTCATTAACTTTCTTCCAGATGATTTTAAACTAAATACTCGTCTATCAGTTGATAAGGCTAGTATTCCAGCTTCTACAGCTTTAATACCTAAGTTTCTTAACTCAACATTCTCATCATTTGCTAGTTCTAAGAATAAACTTGGGTTTCTTTTAGCCATTAATAAAACAACTCTTTTAACTTCTTTAGATGTCATATTACTAACTTTGTTACCCATTTCAACTCTTAGTAAAGCTTCAGCGTGATCTATATCTAGTTTTAAAGCCATTGTTAAAGCTTCAACTTCTACCTCCATGTAATCTAATTGATTCTCTGCTTCTTTAACAACGTTTTTCTCTTTGTATATTCCCTTATTTATATATGGGTGATATACAGATAATAAAAGTTGTAGGTTTTGTTGTGAAGATGGAACCGTTATTGATCCATTTCTCATGACAACATGTCCTAAAGTTGCAGTACCCTCTTGTTCGTCTACAAACGGAGATGGTTGATTTGTAGCATATCTAAGTTCTCTTTGATAACCTAGCTCTGAATCGAACCAAGTTAAAGGGTTTTTACTAGTATGCTTTGTTGGTATTGAGAATATAAGTGGTTGTCTTTCACTTGACAGTATGTATGTTCTATCTTTTATTTCCCAATCTTTTGGTTTTGTAATATTTTTTACTTTCATGATATAATATAATTAAATAGTTAAAAAAAAATAAAGGGTCGGGTGCCGAAGCACCCAACTCTTTAATTGTTGTTATGCTTACGCAGCAGTATCTTTGAATAATACAAAGTTGTTAGCAGCTTGAACACATAAACATCTTTCAGATAAGAAGTTTACAACCATGATATCTTCGTCAGAAGTATAGTTTCCACCAACAGATCCAGTGATCCATGATTTCATTTTTCTATCATCAGCTTCAGAAGCTCTATATCTAATGTGTAAGAACGGTCTTGCGATGTTTTTACCCATGTTTTGATCGTAAACAGTACTTGTTCCAGCAGGAACTAATACTCCTTCAATATCATCAACAAGTCCTCTAGTAGTACCATCGTTTAGGTATTTCCAGTCAGATTTGTAGAAGTCATAAGAACCTCTTCTGAAACCAGAGAAACCTAAATTAAGTGCCATATTCTCCTCGTTGTTGAATACACCGTAAGATGAACCAGCAGCAAATGCTCTGTTTTGATCAGATAACATGTTATCTAGGTTAAGAGATAAATCTCTACCACAGAAAATCATATTTTCCTCAATAGAACCTTGCTTATCAAGTTCTTTTAAGATGTTGTCAAATTCTACGATACCAGTTGCAGTAGCGTCAGTTTGGAAGTTTTGGTCATTGTAAACTAAACCTCTATCTTCGATAGCAGCGAATAAACCTTCAGAACCAGTAATCCCAGCACCAGTACCTGATGCAGCAATACCTGAGTTTGCAACTTTCTTTTCCGCTTCAATCATTGCCATTTCCAATTGATCTTCAAATCTGATTCTTGCTTCATGCTCAGATTTTAAGTACCATAAGAAACCGTCGCCACCTTCTTCAGTAGTAACTTCAACCCAACCGATTTGAGCAGTGTCAGATCCATTGATCTCATATCTATCTCTTAAGATGATTGGCTTGTTGCTAAACTGAGTGAATTGCGCGTCGATAGATCCAGAAAGATTTCCAGAACCTTTTTTCCATTCAGTACCATATACAAACACTTTTACAGCTGGAACGTTAGAACCTGCTGAAGTGTTGATAGTTTGTAGATCTGCAGCTGTATAACAACCAACATCAACCGCTGTTCCGTTAACAGCTTCTACAAAACATTTTAAAGAAACTTGTCCTTTAGAAACAACGATCGTGTCACCTACTTTTAATAAGTGGCCAGATGGCATTGTTAATCTGTTTGCAGTAGTGTTATGCGCAACGATTATAGCGTCGTCATATGCTACGTGAATTCTACCTTGCTCAGACCATACAACTTCGTCAGAAGCCATAGGCATTTCTGCTCCAACCATTCCTAAAAATCCAGAGATTGTACGATTTCCGTATCTTTCAACTTCTTTCTCGTAAACTTCTGGTAAGAACTGAGCAGCAAAAGTTCCACCTGTTCCAGTGAAACTTAAATAATTATCTCCGAATAACCCTTGAATAGGTCTAGGAGTTAGATGCTGTCCTGCAGCACCCGTACTAGCTATTGCCATAATTTTTAATTTTTAAATTAGTTAAACTTATTTCGATTCATTTTAATTTTGAAATCAGCTGAAGAATTACCAGGAATAGCTCTCACTTTTATGCCGGATTTTATCTCATTCGCGTGCGACTGCCTTGGATCCATGCTAACGTTTTTAGATTTTGCAATGCTTTCTTTTAAAGCATCAGCCTTACCTTGTTCGTAAAAATGATTTGCAATAGCATCAGGGTTCATCGCTGTAAACATAGACTTGTGATAACCTTTCGCATCTGATAACGTATTTCTTTTGTCAAGAAACTTCTTAACAAAGTTATCTATACTACTTTGATTACTTTTTACTTGTTCAGCGTTTTTTACGTTGTATCTAAATTTCTTTTCCCCGATGTTATATTCAAAACCTTTGAACGAATCGTTAAAGACCTCGTTGGTCTTTTGTTGAAATGTAGATGCTTGTACTTCTGCTATCTTCTGATTTTCCTCTGCTTCCTTCGTGTATCTATTAAAAAACTCAACTGCTTTCTGTTGCTCAGGGAGTAACTTGCTACCAGCTTTTATTTCCTCATAGTATTTGGACTTTAGCCCGTCCAAGTGGCTTTTAGCGTTGGCAACTTGCTCTTTTAACGCTATTTTTTTTCTTTTAATTTCTCTCTCGTCATCCATATCCTCGTTTGGTATTGACTCTTGTATAAGAAAATCAACTTCATCCGAGTCTAAATGACCCTTAGTTTTTCTGTAGTATTCTCTAAGTAAAGATATGTCATCATGTTTACTGTAATCAGTATTTAAACTGACATAATCTTCTAAACTACCACCAGTTTCATTTATAAAAGCAACTGCTTTTTGTATATTTTCTGGTAACTCAACACCTGTTTGTTTAGACTCTTCTATAGCTTCAACTACTTCTTCTTTAGTTGGAACCTCTTCTTCTTTTGTTTCTTCAACAACTTCATCAGTTATTTTTTCAACAATAGGTGTTTCAGTATCTTCTTTAACCTCAGCAACTTTCTCTTCTTTCACTTCTTCTACAACCTCTTCTTTAGGTTTTTCAGTTAAATCGAGTTTAGCTACATCTTTTGTTTCCTCAACCTTTTCTTTAGGTTTCTTAGTTAAATCAACCTTAATGACAGCTGGTTCTTCTTCAACAAACTTCTTAGGTTTCTTTTTAATTTTAATTTTAGGTTCAACAACTTTTTCTTGTTGCTCAACTTTTACCTCAGCTTCTTCAGCTTTAGTGTTTTTTTCATTTTCCATAATATAATATAATTAAATAGTTAAACATTATTTAGGTTCAAACGCACCCATATCAAATCCGCCTCCTAGTATATCATTACCTGAAGACTCAAACTTTTTAGGTGGTTTTCCACTATTTCTTTGGTCGATAAGCTCACTTTGTTGTGAAGCTTGTATTTTAGTTCGCTCGTCCTTACGATCTTCTTTGTATTTTTCTTTGTTATTAACCGTTTGATTTTTCATTTGTTCTAACTTCATATTTAGCTCAAACTCATGATCCATCAATTCTTTTTTCAACTGAGCTTCTTGCATTAGCTTCTTAGATTCTAATTCACTTTTCAGTTGTTCCATTTCAGCTTCAACAGCTTTTAACGCTTGATTCTTTTGTATCTCAGCTTGAGCAGCGGCTTGTTGAGCTTGTGCATTTGCTTGAGCTTGAACCTGCATATTTTCTTGCTGCATTTTCTGATCTCTTTCTAATTTCTTTTTTCTACGTATTTTTAATAATTGATTAGCTAACTTGATATTCTTAATATCTCTTAAATCAATAGCATCATCTAAATCAATTAAACCAGCTGATAAAGCTGTTTGTATGTTGTTTTCTAATACAGCTTTTTCTTCTTCATCTGGTGTTAGTTCAATAAATATACCAAAATCATGTATATGTAGATTAGCTATATCTTCTAGTGTACCTACGTTATGAGCACCTATCATTTGTATAAAAGCTTCTTTTGTAGGAGAATATTCTATAATATCAGATATTCTTAATGATAATAGCTCACAAGTTTCAGCTGTTAAGAATAAACCACCTTGTAGAATATGTCTAGTAGCTGTGTTTGAATTAGCAGCGGCTAACTTTTGAACACCAACTAAAGCTTTAGCATCAGGAACCGTACCATCTCTAGCTTCATTTAAACCAGTCACATCTCTTATCATCTGTAGATAATAATTGTAGGTTTGTATTAAAGATTGCATCTTTTGACCACCAGAACCTGATTGAATTTCTTGTACAGGCATTTTACCTGGGTTACCATCACCATCAGCCGTCATTGATCTACCAATTATCGAACCAGTTTGGAAGAACATGTTTAATGCTTCTTGTGGATTATAATTTGTTCCGTTACCTAAATCTATTTCTGCAAGCCCATCAGCATCTAAATAAATACCATCTGGTGTCATCCTTGACATTACTTGTTGTAGCTTTAGATGAGTTAATTGAATCATATCTGCAAAACCCGTTATACGCTTTACTAATGATCCAATTCTACCGTTATACATTCTAGGAGCAACAATACTATAGTTCATTTTAACTTTAGTTTGATCGCTCTTAGGTCTCATCATGTTTTTGGCCATCTCCCATTTTAAGAGTTTATTAGTACCTAATACTAAAACTCCTTCATATAACACCTCAACTGATCTAGCTACTCTTTCAAAGTTTTCATCAACAGGAGGGTTAAAGTTATCATCTTTAATTATAGCTTTACTAGCTCCTGTAGCTGTTTCTTTAACTTTGTAAACCTCATTCATATAGGTTTTATAATTAAAGTATAATATATCTACTTGATTATTATCAGTGCTATTCTTTTGACCAGAGTAACCAGATTTTTGATAACCTTGACTAACTATTTCTTTTAAATCTTGTTCTTCTAGTTCTGGAAATGATTTTTTTAATTCATTTATAGGTATTTGTTTAACCTCACCAACATAATATATATCTTCAAAATACGGTGAATCTGTATATGAATAAACTATATTAGCTGGATCAACATACTCTATCTTAACACCTTCAGAGTTAGAAAAAGTATTTTTAACAGCACCAATACCTAACACGGTTAAATCTTGATAAAACCTTTTCTTTATTAACTCATATCTGTTTTGATTAAGCAAAACGTTTAAAGCTTGCTCTTCGGCTAGCTCAATACTCTGCTTGTAGCTTAACTGCATGTGAAGATCTAACTCTTCTACAGACTCAGGTAATTTTTCTGGATCATTTTGAGATAACGTTATACCAAATTCTTTTTGAGAAAACTCATTTAATTCTTTTGTTCTCATGTCAGAAAGCACGCCTTCCATGTATGAAGATCTTTTAGCTATACCATAAGGATCTTGAGAATAAGCTTTTATATCATAAGTTCTTTCGGATATACCATTTACAACTATATCTACAAACTTAGGTATAATAGGCACTGGTTTCCAGTCTAAGTTTAGATAGCTTAAGTCACCATTTATAGATAACTCATCTTTATATTTCTGTATTGATTGTTCACCACGAGCATATAATCTTAGTTTGTGAAACTCATTATGATTGCTGTAAAATCTATTAGTACCAGAGTCGCGTTTAAACCACTCGCTCTCGATTGCTTTTGCTACGTTAAGACCGTACTCGGCACTTACTTTTTCGTAATCGCTAGCAACCTGACTCGGGAAATAACTTTTTGTAACTGACTCAGCCATATTATTATTCTATTAATTTTGATTGTAAGCCAGAATTTTTATATCTAGCAATACTTATGTTTAGTTTTTGTTTTTCTATTTTAGCGTTTGGATTGTATAAATGCCTGTTGCAAGCCATAACAGCTAAACCAGAACTTATAGAAGCATCAAATCTTGTTCTATTATTTATATCAAATCTAGCCCAATCTTGTAGGCATTCATTAAAGTACATTGATCCATGACTACCATCTTGCAATATACCTACGTAATCTTGTATGTACATTTCTATTGCTGCAGCATGAGCTTGTTTAATATCCTCACTTGAGTTTGGTATTCCACCTATTTCTCTTTCTGTTACAGATAGTTTATTCCATTTTTTATCAGGTCGATTCATACTAAAACCTCTATAACCACGCCTTCTTAAATAATACAATAGACGAGGTTTATTATTCTCTGCGAGTATTGGCATCCCGTAGAAAATTAAAGCCATTAGAACGTCCTCAAAAAAGATCTCAGACGTCTGTGGTCTTGCTAAGTACTCTAAAAAGAACATATTAGATGGCATTTCTTCCATACTAAACTTAGTTAAACCGTGTAAAGCTCCTTTAGAGCCAACTCCATCAACTGTACCTGATATATCATAACTGTCACAGCCAAAAGCACCTAGATGCTCATTACCTGGATATTTAACACCATTTTTAATTATTACGTTGTTTTGTAATTCTCTAGGTGGAATCCAACTAACTTTAAACCTACCTTGTGGGTTTGGATAAAATATAACACTTGAATCTTTAACACCGTTAACCCATTGAAAACTACCAACAGTTACCTTTGTGTTAGTGTTAAATCCTTCGTTGAAATCTATTTGCTCGTATATTTTTGCTAAATTAAATATACTATTTTTAGTCTCGTCTCTGAAAGCATGTTCTTCAGTTCTTGGAAATTGACGATAAAACTCATTAAGAGCGTCTCCATCGTTTTTTAAGCCATCAGCTTCGTTATCCCAGTGTTCAATGATTCCGATGTCGATCGGTTCATTAAACGGGCCAACAGTTTCTGTTTCAGGTGTGTCGAAGACAGGCATCCCAAAAGAATCAATGAATCCTTCGTAATTCCATTCCATAGGAATGAACAAACTATATAATCCTGAGCTTGTTTGTCCATTGCGATTTCGTTTTGTGACATCTGATGCATTATATAGTTTTTTAAAGTTATCCCCTCCTTTATCTAAAGCGTTTGATGTTGATCCCATCATACACTTACCAATAATTCTACTACCTAATCGTAGTGTCGTTTTCGTGACCCTCCAGTTGTTGAGGATGTTGTTTGGCCTTTCCCATTTCCCCGATTCATCGTGGACGAGGAGTTTGAGTTTCTCTCCATCGTAGGAGTTATCACCGGTGTTCTTCCAATCGATCGTTGTATCGAGTCCCTGGAGGGCTTCGGGTTTGTCGGTACTTGTAATGTTCCGTCTTGTAAGCTTTGATGCGGGAACTCTATATGCAAGTTCGGTTTTGGGACGGTCCATTCCGTC